ACCTACGTGTAGGTCTGTAGCTCTAGACTTATAATCTGAACCTGTGTACTTAGCTTTGGTTTCTACGTTGACATAAGGTCCAGCTAGTACTGGAGATGAAAATAGAGTAGCTGCGAGAGCTAGTGTAATTTTTTTCATTAGAAAATTCCAGGAATGATTTGACCAGTAGTAGCGTATGCTCCGAGAGCTGCCATGATTCCGATCATAGCCCAGCGTCCATTCTGTAGTTCTGCGTTGTCGTTCATGGTATATTCAATAGGAGGTTGTAATGCGATAACTTCTGTATCGTTCATTGTAAAATTAAAAGTGTACAAGTGGCAGGGACGATGAACTGTTCGGGCTGCCACGTATCACTAGGCATTTACACTATTAGTTTTTTTAGAAGCTTTCATTTTTGGATGTAGTTTGACTGCATCCTTTAGTTTTTGTAAGTCACCTTTAGCATCCTTAACAGCTTTGTCAAAAGCTCCGTGACTTTTCCTGAGTGGATCATAAACCAATTTTCTTTCCTCCTTTAATAATTTTTTTAGGTGGCCTTCCTTTCTTTGTACCGTAAGTACCTTTACCTTTTGGCATGGTTATACTTTAAGATTAGATCGTGCTAGTTTAGCTTGGACATCATCACGAAACGCCTCGTCTCTATCATAGCGTGGGTCATTCATATCTGAAACAACCTGTGCCATGCTTTTATAAGTATCAGCTGGTGCAGCTTTACCTGTTACCAAGTTAGAATCACGTCCAACTGCATCTTCGTATTGTCCAAACAGTGCTTTCACTGCAAATGTAACAGCAGCTTTATTACCTGTCTCAACTACTTCATCAAAGTTTTTAGCATCAGCATCTGATATGTTATCACTAGCCCATGCCATTAACTGTTCATAACCTTGTTTACCACCAGCTATAGAATGTACTTCTGCTACCTCTGCGTCTGATAAGACAGGAGCTTCAGCTTCTTGAGCTGCCATACCATAAGATTCACGTACACCTTTAAGATATGAATCAACCATATCTTGATTAAAACCAGCTTTCTGTAAATCACCATACATTTCATCAGATAATTGACCATCATTCTCCATGAAATATTCATTCATTTTGAATGGATCAATATTATTATCTTTAAATTGTTTACTGATTTGATCTCCATAAACTTGATTAGCAGTTTCATAATTGACACTACCATCTTCTGAATAGAAATCTTCTGCTGATATACCTGTACTTTCTTCAGTAGTTTCAGTTTCTTTATCTAGTTTTCCTAAACCAGATTCCTCACCTTGTTTCTTTTGTAATTCAAGGTAAGCTTTTTCTAAATCTTTTGGTGATTTATATTTTCCAGCAAGCAATCCTTCTTGCTCTGCTATCATCTGTTCACCAACTTGCAGAGAGTCTTGCTCGTCTGCAGTCAGTGAACCTTCAGTTGATACTGTATCAGTAGCAGCATCATATGTAATTGTTTCGCCCATAGTTATTGAGGTTGTGGTGTTGCGGCTTCTTCTGGAGGGATACCTACCATAGCTTCCATAGCTTGTGTTGCTTCAGGATTTTTAGAAGGGTCCATCATTGGAGAACTAGCAAATTGACCAGCTTGATCTAATAAGGTTTGTTGTTGCTGCATTGAAGCTGCTTGCTCTTGCTCTTGTTGTAGCTCTTGCATAGTCTTAACTAGGTTAAGTATGTCAATACCTTGAGCTGCAGCCAATCGTTTAATAGCCTCATCAGGTTTAATATACTGAGCCAAAGCTTGTGGCCCCATTGTTTGTGCAATAGTTGTGACAAATTGTACAAGTGCATCTCTATCTTGACCTCTACCTAAAGCATTAATACCTGCTACAATAGTAGGCTTCATTAAAGTTTTAGGGATAGAAGGTATCTGTTTAGATTTAGTAAGAGTATGCATTTTTCTGTTTAAATATGGTACTAAAAATTCAGTTGTAAGTAAACTAAATAGTCCACCCAACTGTTGTTCTAATTCCATTTGAGTCATACGAACTTCTTCTGCAGTAGTTCTTTCTGACTGTCTCACATTGAGAATGAGGAAAGCTTCTGATAATCTTTTTTCTAAAACATTAGCTAACTGAAATGCAGTTTGGAAGTCAGCAGTTTTACCTACCTGAACTACACCTACATCATCTGGTCTACCTTGTATGATAGCACCGTTACCAGCTTGTGCTAATGACTGTGGTTTAGTCACACTAGAAGGTGAGACTGTAAAAATAACTTTAGCTGCAGCTGCACTACCCTCAACGAGAGCTTGCATTAATGCTTCTAAAGATTTGAGATCACCAAGAAATTCTTCAACTCTTGAACGTCCATAGTCTTCACCATCTACAGTAACAAAACGTAGTGGTAGCCAAGGACTTTTATCTTTAGGTGCTTTACCTTCACTTCCAGGAATTAATATATCATGTACTTCTTGGTACCAGATCCATCCTTTTGGTGTTAGTTTAATACAAGTGTAAACATTAACATCCTTTTCATGGTCACTATCGTTTTTGTTAGGGTCATTAACTAATTCTTTAACCATCCCTAACTGATCTCTGTTAACCTTTTCTCTTGTAATAATTTTAATTACGTTACCGTTACCATCTCTATCAACTACATAACGATTAAGAGGATACACTTTCATACCATCTTTACCCATGTATAATAAAGAATTACCTGTTACTACAAGATGTTTAATAGCTGAAAAGATTTGAACACGATCACTTGAAGCTGCAATGCTTTCCATAATCTGACGTTCAATCTTTGCAAAGCTAAGGTCCATCTCGCTCTTTGCTTCTGGTGGTATCTCTACTCCTAATTTAGAATCATCTAATTGTAGTTTAAAGAAACTTGTAGAAGGAGGGAGTAATCCTAACATGAGTTTAGAACTCAAGGTAACTACACCCTTAGCCCCAACTGATTGCCACGGTGTTTTAAACTGTGTGTAATGAGCTGGGTTCTCATCCCTCATAAGTAATGTGGGAATAGTTAATTCCGCACAATCGTAAGCAATATTAAGAAACTGGTCACGGTTAGTACATAATTTATTATACTCGTTCCGTGCGTGTGCCATTATTGTTGCTTAGTAGGAGTAGGGGTAGGTGGTGTAGCACCTGTGTTAACACCTTGAGGTGTGTTGATACCTTGAAGACCACCTTGAGCTGGCTTCTTAGTTTGTAACTGTGTTGTACCTGCTGAAGTTTTTTTCTTATTTAATTTCTTAGCAGTTATCTTAGCTTTCTTCTTAGTACCTTCAGTCTCTTGTGGCTTAGGTGTAGGTGTCTCAGGTAATGGTGTAGGTGCTGTTTGTATTTGTTGTGGAGCTGGTGGTGCTGCAGGTGGAGCTGGTGTAGGTGGGGGTGGGGGTGGAGATGAAGCTCTACCACCGCCAAATAAACCACTAATAATTGAACCGCACATAATATTAATCGGATAGTTGTTGTTTAAGTAATCTAATAATAGATAGTTGACCAGCTCTATAAGATATCTGTTTCTCAGAAAGGTTGTGGTCAGGGAATACGTCAGGGAATCGTTCCTCAAGGTCAGCAATAACCTTTTCGATCCGTCCCCATTCAAGCGTATTTTGGGAGGTTTGTATTTGCATGTTCAAAAAAAGCTGGCATTCTAGCTGCCTTGGTGTCAGAAAGTTCTGGTGCTTTACCTTCATACATTAGGCGATCACTAGAATCGGCCCAAAATTTTCTGTCTAAATATCTGTCGATTCCATTACCTTTTAAAGGTTGAAGAATCCAGTTAATCGTGGCCTTCCTAAGTTTGTCCAAAGAAGGAGAAGCAGATAGACCCAACTCAGTACATACAAGGCTATTCGTTCCGACATGGATCTGCTCGTCCCTGGAGATGTCGGCAGATACTGTACGAAGAGCAGCATCCCCATTAAACCTAAAGAAAGGGAGTAGAACGAAGAAGATGGCCCGTTCTGCGACCAGAGCTTTGGTAATTGTATGATCAGGGTGTGCAATCCAAGCATCTCTTAACCTCATTGCTTCTAGTTCTGCTTGTTCATCTGCACCAAGGGCATTTACATAATACCCTAGTGCTAGATCATGGCGTTCCTCATCTTTAACATTATCTATTAATAATGCTCTAGCGTTATCGGGAACATTCTTTTCAAGCCCTTCCGTAATGAAGGTACCAACTGGTAGCTCCATATGACGTATTGCGAGGGCACGTTTGATGGTTTCCTCAGCTCCTTCCTTAAGTTTTCCAACTGTAGGTTTGACTGGGGACCACTTTCTCTTACGAGAGAATAGTTTATCATAAGGGTTATTCATTCTTGACAATCACATTGTGGTTCTTTAATAAGACCCTCTAAGTAATCGTTGACATCAGTTTCATCCAACGCTGCATACGCATTAGATTTATCTTGCACGTCACCCATTACTTGAAGGCTGTAGTACAAGGAGGTTTGGGGTGAACCCAACCACTCTTCCACGAACGCATTGTCGTATTCTATAACGTCACTCCAAGAGTTGAAGCTATAGCCATGAAGAAGTCCTGTAATATTTAATAGTTTCATGAAGCCGTCTGCTACACGCTTGTATGCGTCCCAGCCAACTTCACTGGCAATCTCAACATCGCCATAGTCATATTTTTGCACACCGAAAGTACCGCTGTCACGGTCTACAGTACGTGCAATAGGTGGTGCGATCTCTGGAGTACATGTGTACCCATCTAAGTCTTCGCTTCTATAAGAACAAGAAGCAGTAGGAGCAATAGCAAATGCTCTTACCATATCATTAGCTCTAGCTATGCTAGCAGCTGATTCTATACCTTTGGCTAGTTCAGACACCAATACACCAGCTGTTCCTCCTACAGAGAAACCAGCATTGTAAGAATCTAAAGCTTTACCAAATGTATCATACGTTATACCTTCACGCTTGAGGAGATTCGCGAGTCCAAGGAATCCAAGTCCGATCTGCTTGTCAGTCGATGAGGGAAGATATTCTCCAGTCCCTCCAACACCTGTTCTGCCATGAAGACGGCACAATTCGGACATACCTTTAGTGAGAGCCGTCTGTATGTCGCCGATACGACAGGCACCGAGATTGATATGCTCGAGAAGGCATGTTCCTCGTGAGGGCAGATAAACCTCAAGACATACGTTCCCGTAGACTCTTTTTCCTTCTGCGTCATATTTAATTTTGTTGAGCCAGATGTCTCCTGATTTGATTCCATAAATTAGTGCCTCCCGTGTGAGCGAATTAGTGTTTTTCCATTTTTGAATGTCAAGATTGACGCACCTTTTGATCCAAGGGAGTTCGGATCTAGGAGTTGTAATAAAATCAATGATATCGGCATGGTCAATATCACAGTGAGCAACAACAGCACCGTTCTTGTAGACACCCCCTCTTCTAAGTGTTTCATTTAATACTGAGTAAATTTTTGCAAACGATACTGGACCACTCGCAACAAGTCCCTTGCCATTCTTAGTTCCTTTAGGTCTAAGCTTGGATAAGTGGATTGCAACCCCTGCTCCGTATCTAAGAGCGTGGCTCGCAAATCTCCAAGACGCTTCGATTCCATTTTTTCCTTCGATTGAGTCTTCAACTACGAAGACGGTGCAGCTTACAGGCAATCTCCCTTCTGGGTTATCCATCCAGTTTTGTACTCGGCCTGTTCGAGCGATCAATTCTGCTGTCATTAAACTAAATCATCTAAATTTGGTGGTGCATAATTTGGTCCCTTAAGAACCTTACCGTCATCACGGTAGATAGGTTTTCCATCTTCATCTAACTTAGACATGTTACTTTCATGTACTCTATGAAGAGCTTCGTCTAAGTCCCACCCCATGTTAGCAGCGTACTGATAACAAACATAAACTAAGTCAGCTAATTCTTTTAAACAATCAGCCCTGAACATATTGTTTTTTCTAAACAACATACCTTCAGCTTCAAGAAACTCTTTAAACTCTTCAGTTATAAGGTTCTTTTGTTTAGTCCGATGTGGCCGATCCGTGTTGTTGCCAATCGCATACTTCGTCCGAAACTCCTCCGCTTGTTGGCTGAGGAATGTCTTGTGTATGTCTGGTGTAATCGTTAGCGACATGTTCTAGTTCATTGGTTAGGTAATGGATAGCTTTTGTTAGATCCTTAACAGAATCTTCTTTGTAACCAACCCTGCAGATATACTTGATAGCATTTCCAAGGTGGTAGTTAAGTCCTTGATCTCTAATGAAATCCCAGACTTCTATGGAACCTCGTTTATAATACTGGGGTCCATAGGATTGGTTCTTCACGGTCATAGTCGTAGTTTTCGTGTTGTAATATCTTAGCTAAACGTGCATTAAGCAGAGCATCATCGTCTGATAATCCTCGTTCTCTAAACGCTTGGCAAATTGCCTCCCACTTAGAGTCATGTTTGTTTAGTAAATCTGCTGCACGTTTAACTCCTATTCCTGGACACCCTGCATAGCCATCTGTGGGATCGCCAGCCAGCGATTGAATTAGATGCCATGTGTCCCCATCTTCTTTTGTAATCTCTTCTACATCATCCGTAAGATTCCATAGAACCCCAGGAATTTGTTTCATATCTTTATCAGGACTCACCACAATGTTATCTAGACTTGCATACTTAGGGTTCGTTGCATCAATTCCAATGGAATCATCTGCTTCTAATCCTTTACGGCATACAAAATTGTAGTTATCTTGACAGTGATTGACTAATCTTCTATATCCTAAAGGCTTACGCCTATTTCGATGACCTTTGTAATCCCCAAAAATTTTCTTCCTGAAATTTTCAGTACTAGAAAAGTATAGGATTATGTCATCATCCATCATAGCGGTCTTGACTTTTTTTATTTCTCTCTCAAAGATCTTCAGAACACTACTGAAATTGGATTGTGTTACAATAACATCATTACCAAAATCAATACCCTCTTCACATGCTTGAGATGCCTTATAGGCTAAAAAGTCACAATCAATTAATAGCATTAGTGTACCTCGGCCCAATTATCACCTATATTTGCGTCAGCAGCTATAGGGATTCTCAGTTTGTAGTATTCACCAGCTTGAGCAGCAGACATTTTACAAGTAAAAGCAACGTATTTCGCCAATGATGGTGGCGATGCTAATACCTGTTCATCATGCACAAAGGCGTACCTTTCATGCTCAAAGTTAGATATTTTTAAGTTTTCATCTGTAAGTAGAC